AGTTTTGGGGGTTTTGAGTAAAGACTCTACTAGCCCAGTCAGCCATCTCGTCAATGTCTGTAGTGTTTAGTCTAACGTCTACCGCCGACTCTCCGTAAAGATCTATTGAGTCCTGATCTCTAAGGTTTACTGATATTGAATCGTCCGATGCCAGGGTTACTTTTAGAGAGTTATAGACTGCGTCCGCATCAGAGAAAACACCAATTTCAGCCAAGCATAGGTGATAAGGATCTGAAGAGTGATCGTTACCGATTATGTAAGTTGTTGCAGTTCCGGTTTCAGTCGCAGGTCTTGGAATGTAAGTTATTTCCTGGGTGTCCTGATTTAGCCAGACTATTCCTAATCCAACTAGCAAGGCTTCGTTTACTATGTTTGAAACAACGATTTCGGTTTGTTCAACAGTTGGAATCTTTCCACCTAGCTCTACTGAGTCCGGTGAGATACCTAATCCGCTTTCAATACCAACGAGCTCTAGAATCTCATCGACTGTTGCTTCTGCTCCTAGTGGAGTTGTGTCCCAGTTAGCAAAACGAGAGTTCACTAAGTTCTTGTAACTATCGAAGCTCGTTATCTCGATTAGGTTCAGGCCATCTGGATAGTATGTGACTTGTATTGTGTCAATAAAACCCTGGAATAGAATACGGTCTAGTTCTGGGTCTTCTAGTCTAATTCTGATTCTTGTTGAAGCTCTAATGTTTTTGTTCACGGTTGGATCTAAATCAAAGCTTTGTAGCGTCAAATTAGCAGTCCCTGATTCAGGCTGGAAGTAAATTGCGTCTTGAACTTGTCCACCGATGGAAATCTCGACGTTAGAAGTTGAACACGATACTTGCTGCCACTTTAGCCCGGAGCTAGGAGCTAAAACGTCATCCGATCCAATTAGAGAAACACCAAGAATAAACTCACCGAATCCACCTAGAACATCAGTTCCACCAAGGTCGCTAATACCAAGAATAAAAGAGCTTCCGTCTACGTCTGGGACTAGAAACTCTACCTTAAGGTTTTCGTCTATTTTGAAGTCAGTGATCATTGTCTTGGCTGTATTACGTTGGTTCCGGTTGAGCGTTGAGATCTTCTAATTGCGTCCGCTATTTGCTGACCTGTAATGTTTCCGGCGTTCATGTTTATAGTAACGTTTGTAGTCGATTGAACTCCCGGGCGTGAATTTAAATCTCCAAATAAATCAAAGCTTCCATCTGCTTGAAGACCTGAATTTGCTCCACGAGTTGCGTCGTTGACATACTGTAACTGTTGACCTTGCATGTAACCACCAAGAGCAGACCCAGCTACCACTAGGGCTGCTGTTCCTCCGGCTGAAACACCTACTGTCGCTGCCGTTCCTCCGGCTACTGTTGCTGCGGTTGAAGTAACTCCTGCTACTGCTGAAGACCCTCCGGCTAAAGCTACTGCCGCTCTATAAAGTCCAACTGTTGCGATAGCTACCTTCCAGGCTGCGGTAATTGCTGAAATACCTGCAACCAGGGGAACTAGCCAGTCTTTGTTCTGTTCTACCCATTCGACTATTCTTATACCTTCTTCAATAATTGCGACCAGTCCGTCAACAATTTCCTGAAGTTTGGCCTGTCCTTCTGGAGTAGCTAGCCAGGTAGAAAACTCATTGAGGATTGGAAGAAGTGCCATTCCAACTTGCTCCTGCATGTCCTCAAAAATAATCTGCATTCTGGTATATGGATCTAGGTTTGCTGCCTCTTCTGCCGATCCCCTGAATAGCTCACCAAGTTCAGCGAGCGGATCCGCCGCGTTCCGAAGTGATGGAACAAGTCTTCCTAAAGCTGTGTCGTTACCCTCTAGGGATCTAGTCATCGCCTGGGTTACGGTGTCTAGGTCTTTACCTGTTGAGGCTGAAGTGTCTAGAGCAACCTGTAGGAGATCGCTGGCTCGTGTTACGTCTCCAGTTGAGATGAATAGTTTTTGGAATGCAGGTCTTAGAGTGTCATCAGCAACTCCGGCGGAGAACTGCATCTGCCGAATGTTTTCTTCGGCTTGTTTGATTTGAAATTCGGTAGCTTCCCCGGTGTTCTCCATCGCGATAGCTAGAAGTCTTTGAGACTTTACGTCTTCGATTGCGGCTTCCGCTGCCTGTTTTAGGCCGTTGACAATAGCAGTAACAGAAAAAGCTGCACCGATAAGAGCGAAAGCCTTATTCATTCCGGTGGATACGTTGTCCGCTACGGCGTTCAGACCTTTTAGCTGACCTTCGGCACCCTGAGTCGCGGCACTGAGTTTTCTAAACTCACCTAGTATCTCTACGTTTAGAGCTAAGGTTCCAGCCATCTTAATTCCTTTTCACTGTATTCATAAACGCTTGATACTCGTTTAGAGTTAGAGCTTTGTATTCAGAAGGACTTGCATTGAAGAACCTGCAGAACTCCGCCATTCGTTTAGCGGATAGCTCCCTTATTCTTTTTTTTGTTCATCACCCTTGATCATCGCAAGGGCTTCTTTCAAACTTAGCTTTTTAGCATCTTCCATTTTGTAGTTAGGCTCATCCCTTTTACGGACTACCCAAACGAAGGCTGCAAGGGCTTTGCCTTTAGGCTTACCGTTTGCAAACGCTTCGTCGATGCTAGTGTTAGTCAAGTTCTCAATTAGTTCAACTTCTTCGAGAGTTAGACTTTCAAAATCAAATTGCTTCATTCTGTGATCTCCTATGGTGTTAGGTTTGAGTATTTCTGCAACAGTCTATCAATACTGCTAAAGAAAATCTGGTAAACCTGCGTTCTTGTTCTTGTTAGTGCGTTTGAGAAGAATGGTCTAGGTCGAATGTTCTTAGGCTGCAGATTTACCTTGTCGTAATTCCAACCAAAGTGAATCGGGTTAGCATAAGGAACGCTTCTGTTATTACCTGCACTTACTACCACTTTCCTAGCTATCTTTTTAGCCTGGATAGTTGATCGGAGTGCGCCGCTTCTTACAGGAACTAAGGATCGTGCCATGTTAGCTACAATGTTTCCAGCTTCTTGAGATGCCTGTCCAATTTCTGCGGACGGGACTCCTAAAGCTCGAAGGTTTCGTATGGCCTCATTAAGACCAACGACCTTAATTCCTTCAGCCATGATTAGGCTGCTGTTACGATCTCTACTCCGAAGTATTTGTTAGTTGCTGGGTCGTGAGGAGTGTTCTTCACGCGCAAGGTAACAGAGAACAGAGCGGTCTCGTTGCTGTTTAGGCTTAGAGGTGGAAGCTCGTTGAATACTGCAACACCTTCATAGTGAGGAGTGTCAGCGGTTGGAGTAGCGTTTCCGTTAGGGGCAATTACGAATGCTACTTCGGTTCCATAGTTATCCCATAGAACGCGGTAAAGACTTGTGTCTTCGCCAGAAGTAATTCCGTCTAGCTGTAGAGCCCATTCTCCACCCACGCGAACTTCGCAGAAGGTCTGAACATCGCCAGGTGCATCACCTAGAGTTAGCTCAACCATGTTAGCGTCGCATGCGTAGTCGGTTGCTCCGATTTTGAAGATAATGTTTTGTGCTTTGATTCTTGTTGAAGCGGCCATGGTGGCTACCTTTCTAAAGTGTGATGTCTAGCGAAACAAACAAGTTTGTTGCTAGGTATTCGGCGTTATTTGTTTGTAGATTGTAAGGCTGATTGACCGAAGTAATGCGAACATAAGTTAGAGGTTCGATTGCATTCAGAACATCCTCGATTAGCTGATCTAAGTTCTCCGTTGCTTTTTTGTTAGTCGCGGTAGAAGCTACCAAAACTAACTCAAGCCCTAAACTCCATTCACCAAACTGTGCGGTCTGCAGGTAAGGCTGCGCGGAGTTGATTAGGATAATTGGCGGAGTGATTCGCTCCGGGATATATTCCAGAACGTTTAATCCAGCTTCAGTTAGTTCAAGTTTGAACTCGACCTTAGAAGCGTTGATCTCGCTCATACTGCATAGCCTACGAATCTTTGAAGTAACGGATATACCGCGTTCAATGGATCTTTGGCAACTCTGATGGGAGCACCATCAAAACTTGCAAATTGAGCAACTCCGTTAGGAGCGGAACGGCGGTGAAACAACTCTGATGAAGCGATAAGAATAGCTTGAATGTGAACATCGTGAGGAACTGTTTCCACTTCCCCAATGTAATTGTTAACTAATTGCTTACCAGCTTGCAGACATTCTTCAACGAAGTCAGAATCCTCATCGGTTCCGACATACGCCTTGAAGTCTTCGAGACTTGGTTCACCGCCATGCGCCATTTATAGACCTATTACGCTACTACGTCTAGCTCTACGATTGCAGCCGGGAATGGCACGGTGATTGCCATGTAGCCGTAAACGGAGATGCTGTCGGTTAGGGTTGTGATGTCATCGGCAGTCAAGCGAACTGGAGCTCCTGCAGACTCTAGGGTCTGAAGTGCGCGGCTGTTAGCAACGTATGCCTTTGTAGCAGTCATAGCTGGGTCTACGATGATTGGTAGTCCCATAATCTGACCGGATAGTCCTGGAACGTTAGCTGAACCAAGGTTGTTGATTCCTGCTCCGTCTACTAGAACTACTGGACGGCCATCTTCACCCTGAACCGATAGAAGGAACTTGAATGCAGTTGTTCCTACAACGATTGCCTCTGGACGTAGTCCGGAGTTCTTGAAGATGTAAGTTGAAGCGTCAGTTAGACCAGCGATAAGAGCTGCAGAAGTTCCTGCAGATACATCGAAGACCTTGCCTGTGTAGCTTAGACCCTGAACCTTGGCAACTAGAGCCGCGTTGGTTGCGTTAGCGTAAGCAATAGACAAGCCCTGAAGAGCGGTGTCTAGATAGTTTACGGATGAACGCTGGATGGTCTGCTTGCTCATTGAGGTGTAGCCTCCGTAAGTGATTACGTTAGCTGATACTGAATCGATAGTTAAGTTTCCGAAAGATAGTTCTTCGTTTTCTGGATCCTGAACGCCTACTGCAAGAGTGTTAGCAGTTACCTGAGCGAACTCAACGGTTAGACCTGCAGCTGGAAGTGCAGCGCGAGAGAAGACCGATAGAGCTGGGCGGTTAGTGTCGATTAGGTTGTTGATGAAACCCAAGAAGCCTGGTAGGGCTACGGTGTCAGCGGAAGTGCTTGCGTCACGGGTTAGCTGAACGGCGTCAGCGTCTCCTGCAACTAGAGCCTTAGCGAACTCGCCTTGTGAGCGGAACTTGTGTGATGCTGGTGTTGCGTTAGCGACGGTCTGACCTGCTTCGATAACTCGGCGCAATTCTGCAACCTCGTCCTGAACGGTGCGAACGTCAAGTTCAATGTTTTCCATTGTTTCACTTTCTGTTTCATTAGGAGTCTCTGCATCCTCTTCAACCTCTTCGGTCTCGGACTCGCTACGGACTTCGGTTATTTTTGCGCCTTCAAAGGCTGGGAAGGGAACTACTGAAACCTCTTTAAGATCCACTAGCTCTCTAACTATCGTTTGGCCTTCCTTCCGGTCTTTGACCGGGAAGAATCCAACCGAGAATCGATTTAGGACGCCGTCCTGTAATAAGGTATACACTTCATTACCGCGAACGGTGTCACTTATTCTAGCCACGATTTCAAAGCCCTCTTCGGTGTCGCGTCCTTCTAGAACTTTACCGATTGGCTCTTCGTGACCATAAAACAATTTGACGTCTTCGATGGTCTGAATTGCTCCAGCCTCGAAACGTTCTTTGGTGTTTCCAGTTAGGTCGATTTCCTGACCGTAAGGAACTGCAAGACCAACAATGGTTCTCTCTTCGGTCTCAACTAAACGAGCCTGAAACTCGCGTGTAATCATTTCAGACATCTAGTCCTTCTTTCGTTCTGACCTCTTCGGCGGTTAGGATACCTGCAGCGATTGCGGTCTGGTAGTAGTTGTAACGTGCTGCGACATCTGCCTTGAACAAGTGCTCGAAGTCGAACTCGACCCGGTTGCCCCTTGGAAGACAGTTGCTAAGTGCGTCAGTTATTGCATCGGTGTAAGCCATAAGAGTATGACGGAAGAACACCTGGTTCTCATCTTGTAAGTTTGTGTATGTGTCAGAAGATCCTGGAACAGAAGTGATTAGCAACCTTGGAGGAATTCCAAAGAGTCTTGCGATTGCTTGAGTCTGTTGATCCTGAACTTCGGTGAAGAGTGCATCTCTAGGTGAGAGTGCTATTTGCTGGTAGTCGAAGCCGTTGGCTAGAACTGCAACTTGACGGTTCTGTTGCTTGTTGTGCCAGTTGTTAGTAACTTCATCAGCCTCGGCCTTGTTCAACATCTGGTTAGTCTTTAGAACTCCAGTTGGAACTCCGGCAGCGGTAAACCAGTTCAAAGCGTAGTCGCGTAGATCTAAAGCTGCGCTTATGTCTTTGTAGCAAGAAGCGATCGGGGAGATTCCAAGTAGCTGACCCGATTGGCTGAATACTCTTAGGTGCTCGATCTCGCGCTTAGTGTAACGCTTTCCCATGTAGTCGTAAACAATAGTCGAGTAGTCGATTGTGCCGTCTACCATCTTTGGATAGCTAGGCATAACAGCTGCAGCCGGAAGAATGGTCAGGTTGTTTACCTGGCCGTTAGAAGAGTATTGCTTATACCAGTAAGCGTTTCCCTGTAGAGCTAGATCTACTACGGTCTGGAACAAGAAGTCTTTACGGTTCTGATCAAGCGATGGGTTGTTTACTAGAACTGGGTTCTCAACCTTTAGCTCGACTCCGGTAGCGAATCGGTAAGTATTGATTGTCATTTTGCTAATCGGAGTTCCGATGATTTGAATAGCGCGATAGACGGATGTAAGACTAAGAGCCGAGTTAGGAGTTACGATGCTCGGTTGTCTTGTGGGAACGGTTGGCTGGACGGCGCGAACCTCTGGCTTGCGTCCTAGTAGCCTGTCAAGAATAGATGCCATTTGGAGTCAAGGATACCACAGACCACCGTCAAAAGACTCCGATTGATGCGTGTGGTGCGCGTGAAGAAACGTAGAGTGCAAACACGGTTGCCATAACTGCGTCGATGTCTCCAAGTGATTCTTTACGAGAGATGAACCAACTCTCTCCGGAGTATTTAGCAACCCCGTTAGGCATTTGAGCAACCAGGAGGGGATCGCTGTTGTGCCTAACGGAGCCACTAGAAAACATAGCAAAGACAGTCGAGCATGCTGACGAGACTTCTTTAGCCCATAGTGTCCAGACTGGAAGCCCGGAGTTTTTTAGTCTCTTAGCTAAACCAGGTAGCTGGCGATCATCTAGCACTATCGCTCGCGGGCTGTGTTTACTATAAAGCGATGTTAGCTCATTGAAGAGTTGTTGTTCGGTAGGAGCGACTAACGACATTACTAACTCGGTTTCATGAACGCCTTCTATGTCGTTCGCATAGGCTATTGTGCCGTGAGCCCAGTTAGTTGTAATGTCCACTGCGAACACTCCGCCACTTAGGTTAGTCACACCTCTACCAGTTGCAGCCCTAAACAAGTCTCCGGGTAGCCATGAGTTAGTAGATCCTGCAATGAACTGATTGAGTCTGTAACGTCTAGCCTCATGTTCTGGGATTGTCTTCAAGTCAGAGATGACTTGCTCCATGCCAATACGACCTGCGGCAACGGATGGGTTAGCCATCATGATTGCTTTAGGATCATCTACCTTAGAGTTCTCCGGAGCTTCCCATAAGAAGAAACCAAAGCGTTCTAGATCAGTCGCTCCATTAGCGGCTGCCTTGCCTGACTTATAAAGATCAATTAGAGTCTTCGAGTTTTGATCTCCAGCAGTCGTAATTCCAACAACAATTCCGTCCTTGCGCTGCGAGGTTCCGAGAACAGCAGCAGACCACATTCCTTCTTTTGCAAGGTGTAGCTCATCGAACAAACAAAAGCTAATCGGGATCCCCTGAAGAGCCGCTTCCTTAGCTGCCTTGACATCGTAGCGTCCTCCTCCATCCGAAGTCACGATTCCTCGTGTCTCTGTTGCCCGTTTGAATCTCTTCTTCAAGAATGGGTTGCTGTTGATCACATAAAGAACACGGTTATAGACGATGTTCGCCTGATCAGTAGAAGATGCCAGGCTAATACATTGTGGGCCGATCTCATGTAGTAGCAAGCCATAAAGACCCAGCATGGCAGCGATAAGGCTCTTCCCGTTCTGCCTTCCAACGCTAATAACTATTTGCCTGTATCTCAGTCTGCCTGGATAAGTTGGATGATTAGCTGGGTAACGTTCCAATATTGCTCGGAGTAACCACTTCTGCCATTCGTCTAGTTCTAGGCCGTCTGGACTCTCCGGGCTACTCCACGCGATCTTAGCAAACTCAATGAGCTTATCCCCATCAGTAATAAAGTCTTCACTGAGCGGAGGCGTGTAAGTAGTCGGGAGCTGGAGCATTAGCGAGTGAGTAACTTCTCCAGCGGGTCAACATCCACGTTAGAAGCGCCGAGTGAACGCTGTAACTCTAGGACTGTCTTCCGAAGCTCTGCGGCCGTGCTTGTGTTGCTTTGTTGATCGAAGGACTGCGCTAGACGTAAGCACAAACCGGACAACACTTTTTGTTCAAGATTAAGTTCAAGTGTTTCTAACCAATCTTTGATTGAGTTTTCAATCATTCGTTACAACCTTCCGGATAATTTGACTGTTCTGCGTAAATCCCAGGAGAAGCGTGGGGTGAAACGTTACTCCCAGAAAAAACCGGGAGTAGTAGTTTTATAGCTTATTTGAGATTAAGACATTTTTTTATTTTATTTTTGTGATGACTCTTCCAGTGCATTCGTAAGGTGAACAGGGCATGCCCCACCCCTACCCATCTTCGCCTATGTGCACGCCTACTCTGCACCGGCCTAATCTTTACTGGCAATAGATCATTGATAGCTCTTAGCACTCTGACCCCCCACCCCTTATGCCCCCCATTACTTGAAGCGTTCGTTTCTCCAGGTGATTCGTTGAAGGACACGGTCTTGCTTTCGTCCGTTGCAGGATCGACATAACGATTGTAAGTTGTTGATGTCATGATTGGGTTCCCCGTTGCCGGGTGGAATAATGTGGTCGATTGTCCAGTCTTCACCTTCTAGCTCCCTTGCACACGAGACACAGATCGGTTCCAAAACAGTCTTCGCATAAGCCCTGGCATTCCGCCATGCTGTCGTGTCGTGCCATCCTGCCATCTGCTAATCCTCTCAATGTGTCGATGTCCTTAGTTTCCCATCGCTCTACCTCTATGATTACTTCTTCTAGTGTAAGGATGTCTCCTAAATCATGATGGGCATTCAAGAACTCTAGAACCTGTGTCCTTGCATACTCAAGTCCAGCCTCGAACCCTTTGGTGAATTGTGTTTTCATTCTTCTTCCTTATCCAGAACGATAACGGTGATTCCCTTTGTGTTTGTATTTACTGCACAATTAGGGCATGTGTCATGCTCAACTGGATCGTAATTGTAGTTACACCATAAGCATTCGTTCATTTGGTTTCCTCTACTATTCTTACGATTCTTTCCAAGTGATTAACATCGACATTCGTAGAGATAACTCCATCGTTTACTATGCCTTTTATGATTGAGTCCTTTAGGTGTTTCTCTGCCCCTTGCCATCCTTTGTTGTAGTTCTCAACATAGCTTCTAGCAATTAGGTCTTTTAGCTGTTCTTCATCCATAAGTTTTTACGATCCTTACTGCGAGTGTGGTTAGTATTTCCGCTAATTGTGGAACTGACATAGCCTTCAAGAACAAAGACCCAAGTGCCGGGCGAATCTCCTCGAAGTCATTACTCCAGACCAGGTTGTCATCCATGAGTAAGCGCATAGCCTCAAACAAGATAGCGTTGCGCTCTTCACCGGATAGTTTCATTTACTGCTCCATTCCGCGACTAGGTATAGATACGCGGCTATTGCAGCTAGTAATGCGACGGCTGGCTCTCCTACCCAATAAGCCCCGAAGCATGCGAATACGAATAGACCTAGAGCCATGAATACTCTCATTACGTCTAACAAGGTGCCTCCTTCTGTGTTGTGGTAATTCAATTTTAGACTTCTGACGGTTGTGTCAAGCCGTGTCTAGTCTTTGTTATCAAACTGTTATGTTCTTCTAGCTGTTAGCACGGTTTCGCCTTTTAAGCTGTATCCGCATTCCTGGCATAAGTAACGCTGGAATTTACCGTTCTGCGTGTATCGGTATCCGTAGCGAATCAGGTTGTCACTAGCGCAATTACGACAAGATAGTTGCTCGCCATTGGCAACTCCTAGATGTGGATGATTTTTGATCCAAGGCAACAAGATGTAGTAAAGGTCAATAAGAAGGTTTACATCCTGAATCTGGTATTCCTTCATCAGCTTCCAAGCCTTAGCGTTTCCAGCCATGCAATCGAGCCATAGTTGAAACCCGGTGTGTTGCACCTTGGCTCCGACTCCTAGCTTCTGGGAGACATAATCGAGCTTGTTAGATGGGAACTTGAATTGGTTCTTTACTGTTCGCATTAGATCTAGTTCAATCCATGGGCTAGGTGGTAAATACCCGTTTTCTACGAACTCTCGTTTGATGTGTTTTGAGTCGAAGGCTGCAGAGTTCCATCCGATTAGGACATCGGCTTCATCCATGACCTTGTGTAATTCATCTAACATAGTTTTTTTACCATGATGATGAACTGACTTGAAGATAACCTTGTCACTTCCAAGCCATCGTGCTCCCCAGCAAATTACTTCTGTTGAGCGTTCGATTTGTGTGATTGCTATGTTCTGATCCCATAGTCCCCAAACATGAGCCAGGTTTGGCGATGTCTCGAGATCTAAAAATAGTATTTTCATACTCTAAACGTAGCCTTTACGCTTACGGTCTATCTCCGACACGCCTTGCGTTATCGAATCGTTATCAAACGGTGTAACAGTAACTAGAACGCCGGATTCATGGAGATCATCATAATTCTTACGAACTACAAGATCCACGACTAGATTATCATTGGCAATTACCCCGGCTGACTGGAGTGAGTCTAGGCAGCTCCTAGTTAGCTTGTCGATGTCATAGGTTCCGGTTGCATACTGCCTCTTTACGCTCTTAGGTCTTTTTAACCAGAACGTTAGCGAGATCGAGATTGCTGTCTCGAACCGGGAGTCTAGCTCCATGAACTTGAGCTCGAAGCTCTTTTTCATGTGCTCTCTCCAGGCAGGGAGATCCTTGTTCGCTTCAACTAAGACAATGCGTCCGCCTCTATTGAAAGCCTTCTTAGAGCCTTGTGGTCTAGGGTCTCCAGCAACGAATAGTTGGAACATTTAGAACGGTAAGTCCTTGGGTTCTCCCGGAGCCACGATGTTAATAACTTCTTCCAAAGCGGTTTTAGGTGTTGCACCTCTTACGAGCTCTACTAAACAGTTATTCAAAGAGTGCTCGACTACTTGCTTAGTTTCTTGTCCAGGCTTGTTATAGGTTCCAACCTTGGTTCCTAGTGATCCTTCGATCTTGACTTCATCGTCCTTCTTGTAGTTCGATGCATTGTCTAGCCATGCTGTCCATAGCCTGTTACGTGGTTCGCCTTTGAAGTCATAGGTCTCCCAGACTCTAAGTCTTGGGTATCCTTCGTTTACTACTTCAGCTACTTTTGCATAGATTGTTGTTATTGCCATTCTGTGTTTTCTCCTTCTAGTGTTCTTTTAAGTTTAAGTTAATTATTAGTTAACTTTAACGCGACATCTACGCCGTCCCGTGACGTCGTGGGTGACGCCCCGATCAGTCTTAAACGCCGTCCCGTTTTGCCTTTTCTGACGCCCCGTAGATTATGACTTAGACTACCGTCACATCCCTCGGAACAGTCAATAGTGATCCAGTAACGGTTTGTGATTCTGTCGAACCGATACCCGATTCCGTCATGTTGCGACATCTGAATCTCACCAAGCTCGACTAGCTTCTGGAGATTGCGTTGGACTTGTCTAACGGAGCACCCAGCTAATTTGGCTAGGCGTGTTTGTGATGGATAGCAACCTTCTTCTGGGTCATCCCCTAAGTGCCATGCCAGAGCCACCATAAGGGCTCGAGATGTGCCGGTGCTATGTGAGTGATGCAAGACCGCTGATAAGGCTTCTAGGCTCATTCTGTGCCTTCCTAGGCTATACTTTGATTGCCCATCGTGGTTGGGTGACGCTTTCGCGTCGGGCTAGAAGTTTTCTGTGGCTTCTAGCCCTTTCCAATTTACTTGGCTTTTAGCGAATCAGCGAGAGACTTGATCGCTTCTAGGACATCGTTATCAACTTGTGACTTTACGGCTGTTGCATAGATAACCCTTAGAGTCTCGATGTCTTGGTTAGCCGCAGCCTCCGAAGCCTCTTCGATGAAGTTGCGGGATTCTCTGGTTGCCTTGATCATCTCTTCACGGCTAGGACGGTTCTTTGAAGCCGATAGTCCTAGTGTTGCAAGTGCTCGACCAATAGCAGAAGTTGAACAGTTCTCCAAGAACGATGCTCTGTTTATGTTGCTAGAGCCTCGAGTCTCGTGAGCCCAATCCACCGATGCCGGTCTTGGGTCTTCCCGGTCAGTAAAGACAGAAGCCTGAACTACAACTTCGGTCTCGTTGATTAGCTTGATTTCGGTAATGATGCGACCATTTGGATAGGTCTTCCAGAACTTCTGGATACGTTCTGATACTGGTTCGTAGTTACTTAGGTCGAAACCCATTTGTTACCTCCTATTTGAATGTGATGAATGGTTTCCCGTTACGGGCTTGTAGCGCGATAACCTTGTCACCTTGAAAAAGACCATACTTAGTCCCGTTCATGAATGCAAGCACCGCAGACTTATGTGCCTTGTATTGATTCTCCCAATACTCTGACTCGGACTTAGCCTGAAGCAAGTTAGCCCATAGGGATCCAAGCTCAATCTCACCCTCCTGTAGACCGTCCGATAGCTGCCTAACGGTTTCATAAGTTGATTCAGACCCATCGTAATCCGGAGCGGTATCCGTGTCTAGGAAGCCGTAGAACGCCTGTAGGCGGGTTTTCATGGTCTTGACAAGGGAATCATCCCGAACGACCTCAAACTCCTTCCAATCGCCTCCTGCGACCGCTACGACCACAGCCCGGTTTAGACCCAATACGGATAGGTAATGTTGAACTTGAAGGTTATAGTGTTCTGGAAGCTGATCCCAATACATCCGGGAGAACTTGATCTCTAGGACTCCAAGGGAACCGTCTGACCACTCGATGATGCCGTCCACGTTAGCTACTGACTTAGGATCCTCGATGCTTGCCCAAGTTCCGGTCTCATGAACTGTTAGCCAGTCTGAATTGTTATCCGCGAATAGTTTTCTAATTACGGGTTCAAAGGCTGTCCCCATTTGCATAGAGATACTGGCTGGGATGTCTTGCCACTTCTTACCGGACTTCTCCATGAAGAGCGTGTAAGCGGACTTGTAAGGGTTCTTGTCCATCACGGACGCGATGTCCGAACCACCAATGCCCCTGCGAGCTTTGTGCCAGTCCGGAGTGCCAGGCTCGAAAGTGCCTAGATACTTAGCGAAGCCTAGAGCTTCAATTTTCTGTGTGATCTCCATGCCGTCATCCTAATCGATGACTATGACATTTACTTCTTAGGCTTGTCTAGTTTTGCTGAAGCTATTTTGCCAAAGGACTTATTGATTTCATCTGGATCAATTTTGCCGTCTGCAAGGTAAGCTCTAGCGAGTTCTTGGGATACGTCGATTATTCCAGCGAAGGTTGCCATCGCAATAGCCTGGGGAACTTCTAGACCTATGGCAGCTCCACCAACAAAGATTCCAGTCACCTTTAGAATGATGACCGCTAGGGTTCTGCGGAGAATGTCTAGCCACATAATTAGCTCACCTTCAATACTTGACCAATAGAGATTTTGTTCTTGTCTTTGATTCCGTTTAGGGCAACAAGGTTTGCAACTGTAGTCGCGTTAGCTTTAGCGATCTTGGTAAGAGTGTCACCTTTAGTTACTGTGTGAGTCTTAGCCTTAGCTTTAGGCTTTGAAGGCGCTTTAGCTGGCTTAGGAGCGGCAGGAGGCTTAGTAGCTGCAGGTGCAGGAGCTGATACGAATGTCTCGAAGTCCAGGTTTCCGACTCCCATGGTAGGAGTTCCACCTTTACGGAATGCGAGATGAAGATGTGGACCATAACCTGTTTCAGAACCTAGACCTGATGCACCGGATAGACCGATGACTTGTCCTTGAGTTACTGTCTGACCGTCTGTGACATCGATTCTTGAAAGGTGAAGATAGTCAGCGTTATATCCTCCGGCGAAACTTTGAAAGATCATGCGACCTCCGGCTCCTCGAATAGTCTCGACGATGCCAGTTATAGTTCCGTCCGCAATAGCCTTTACTGGAGTTCCAGTTGCAACTCCGTAATCAGTGCCAGGGTTCTTAGAAGGATTGGTTTTCCTGTTTTTGTGGTCTTGAAAGCTGCTTGTGATTCTGCCTTCTACTGATCTAATCCATGACATTTAGAACGCTCCTACTGTTGTTGTTATTAAGCCAATCATTGTAATAACGGCTGCTCCTAGTCCTACGTAAGCAACCCGTTCAATCCAAAATAATCTGGCAAGTGTAAGTTCTACTTCGCGAAGACGGTCTGGAACATCGTCTAAGTGATCTAGCTTTTCGAGAACCTTGATGAGAATGTCACCATGCTCTAGTTGCTTCTTGTAGATGTCCCCTTGGGTAATTCGGACTGCACTTGTTTTTTCGTCCGACATTTATTCACTAAGCCCGAAAGCTACCTGAACTTCTTCAACGGTTAGACCCAAAGCTTGTAGTTTGCTGATTGCAGAAACCTTAGCGTCAATCTTGGATTGTGCCTTGGCTTCAAGTTCAGCTTTGACTTCTGGCCATAGATTTGCAAGCTCTTCTTCGCTTGGCTTTGGTGTTTCACTTAGCCAAGTAAGTCCTTCGTAAGAGTCTCCGTTTAGGTTCCATTCTGAACCTGCGTATTTTGCTATAAGAATTGACGGAATGTCCATTAGCCAGCTACTTCCATTAGTGTGATTGATGATGCGCCCCTAGGTCTATTGTCTACATCTGCATCATTACTAGAACGGTTGATAAAGACAGCCGCTCCACCTGTTGCCACAACTTCTACCTGGTAGGTTTGAGCCGAAGTGCTACTTGGAGAATCTAAAAATTGGATTGAACCAGACTCTGTAACAAGAACCTGGTCAATAGTGTTTCTTCCTCCAAAAACTGCTCTTGTTCTAGTGCTTGCTGCGTCTCCTCTATAAATGTCAGTTCCGCCTCTAGTGACTTTAAAAAAACCAAGACCATTGCCGAAAGCATCTGCAGCCGAATAAGTGACTTGGGCCATTATTAGGACTTTGCTAGATGTGGTTGCAGGTGTAATTGTTGCTGTCAACCCTGTAACTGTAGTAAAGCTTGTAGAAGAAGTAGTAAAAGTATCAGTCTTAGCTGTAGATACAATTTGCGCTATTGCTCCGCCTCCACCTAGATCGACCCAAGCACCAGAACCGTTACGATACTGATACTTGTTAGAATCCTCTAGCCAGGTAAGCATTCCCTCAACCGGAGCAGTCAATGCTGCAGCTCTAGCTGTCGAGTTGCTAAATACCATAACCGATTGATTCATCAAGTTATCGTTAATCTCGGATGCGTTCAATACGCTTCCGTTAGTAAATACTTTGTAAGCCACTAGGCTTCCTTCCATAGTTCGAGTGTCGTGAACCAGTTATCTACATCGATGCGATGAGAGACCTTGATTATAGTGTAGAATCCGACGATGTCTAGCTGTCCTTTAGTATAGCTGACTCCGACGGTAGTTCCAGGACTAAAAAGGGCTGCGTCTGTGAGATTACCCAATCTGTCAATAGTTCGAGTAACTACCATGTTAACCAAGTTTTGGGGGTTTTGAGTAAAGACTCTACTAGCCCAGTCAGCCATCTCGTCAATGTCTGTAGTGTTTAGTCTAACGTCTACCGCCGACTCTCCGTAAAGATCTATTGAGTCCTGATCTCTAAGGTAGAC